AAACAAATTTACATTATATTATATGAAACAGCAAGTTAAAATTAGTCAAGTAAAAAGAAATCCAAATAATCCTAGAATTATTAAAAATGATAAGTTTAAAAAATTAGTTAAGTCTATTCAAGAGTTTCCTGAGATGTTAAAGCTAAGACCAATAGTCGTAGATGAAGATATGATGGTGCTAGGTGGCAATATGAGATTAAAGGCTAGTAAAGATGCAGGGCTTAAAGAGGTGTGGATAGAAGTGGCAGAAGGTTTAACAGAAGAACAGAAAAAAGAATTTATAGTTAAAGACAATGTAGGATTTGGAGAATGGGAATGGGATATGTTGGCTAATGAATGGGATAGTGTAGAACTAGCAGAGTGGGGTTTAGATGTATGGCCAAATGAAGATGATGTAAAAGAACCAGAAGATATGCTATCAAAAAATATAAAAGCACCTGCTTATGAGCCTAAAAATGAAAAGCCTATTGAATCAGAGTTATTTAATGAAGATAAAACAAAAGAGCTTATAAAAAAAATAGGACTTGCAAATATAACTAAGCAAGAAAAGGATTTTTTAATAAAAGCAGCTTATCGTCATACAGTTTATAACTATCAGAATATAGCAGATTTTTACGCTCATTCTAATAAAGAGGTGCAAGAATTAATGGAAGATTCAGCATTAGTTGTAATAGACTTAGATGACGCTATTAGTAATGGCTTTGTAAAGTTAACAGAAAATATACAAGAATTATACAAAGAAGAATATGAGTAAAGATCTAGCAGTATTTATTATGGTACACGGCAGACCAAAAGGAATGAAAACATATCAGACTTTACGTAAGCAAGGATATACAGGAAAAATTTTTTTAGTTGCTGATGACTTAGACGAAACAAGATTTGAATATCAAGAACTATATAAAAATGAAGTATTAGTATTTGATAAAAAGAAAGCCGCAAAAGAAGTAGATGCAGGTGATAATAGTGGAGATCTTAGAAGCACTTTGTTTTCTTCTAACACTATACCTAGATTAGCAAAAGAACAAGGCTATAAATACTTTTTTATAATGTGTGATGACTATGATTGGTGGGGCTATAAGTTTGATAGTGAATTAAAGTACAAAGACAATAGAGTTAAGAACCTTGATAAACTATTTTCTTGCTTATTAGAATTTTATAAATCAATTCCAGCTAAAACAGTTGCCTTTGGACAGGGTGGAGATTGGATGGGTGGCAGTAAAAGCTCATTTGCTAAGTCAGTACAGCTAAAAAGAAAAGCAATGAATACATTTTTATGTAGTACAGAAAGGCCATTTAAATTCTTAGGAAGGTTAAACGAAGATGTAACTACATATATTAGACTAGGAAGCACAGGTGATTTATTTTTTACAATACCAAACGCTATGATTAACCAGCAAACGACAATGCAAGTTCAGGGTGGACTTACAGATGTTTACTTAGAATATGGAACTTATGTAAAATCTTTTATGTCTCTTATATACAATCCTTCTTGTATTAAAATATCACAACTAGGTACTAAGCACAAAAGAATCCATCACAGAATAAAATGGAATAACGCAGTACCAAGAATACTGCATAGAAAAAATAAAAAGTAATGGACAAAAGTAGACACATAAAAAAGGAATCTATGCTAGAAGCATTAGAAAAGTCTTTGGGAGTGGTAACTGTAGCTTGTAAATCTGCAGATGTTCCACGCTCTACATATTATAAATGGCTAAAAGAAGATGAAGCTTTTGCTAAGTCTGTAAAAGACATTGAAAATATAGCACTAGACTTTGGAGAAAGTCAGCTACATAAACAGATTGGAGATGGAAATACATCAGCTACAATTTTCTTTTTAAAGACTAAAGGAAAAAAAAGAGGATATGTAGAAAGATCAGAGCTTGACCTCAGCTCAGGTGATGAACCTATAAAAATTAATGTAAATATCAAGGGAGTTGAATATTGATACAGAATTTACTAGCACACAAGCTGAAGCAATAGAATATCTATTTGATAAGACTACAACAGAAGTTTTATTTGGTGGAGCAGCTGGAGGTGGAAAGTCTTGGGTTGGTTGTAGCTGGTTAATTCTTATGTGTTTAAAATATCCAAAGACTAGGTATTTAATGGGGCGATCTAAATTAGACTCATTAAAAAAAACTACACTAAATACATTTCTTGAAGTTTGCGAGGCTTGGGGTTTAAAAGCTAATAAACATTACAACTTTAACGGAGGTTCTAATATTATTAAGTTTTATAATAAATCAGAAATAATGCTAAAAGATTTATTCTTGTACCCTTCAGACAGGAACTTTGATAATTTAGGATCTTTAGAAATAACAGGTGCTTTTATAGATGAAGCAAACCAGATAACAGAAAAGGCTAAAAATATTGTAGCCTCTAGAATGAGATACAAGTTAGATGAATATAATTTAATACCTAAGATGTTAATGACTTGTAATCCAGCAAAAAACTGGGTTTACACTCAATACTACAGACCAGCAAAAGAAGGTAAACAAAAACCATATAGAAAGTTTATTCAAAGCCTTGTAGATGACAATGAATTTATATCTAAATATTATAAAACACAGCTTCAGACTTTAGATGAACTAAGTAAGCAGAGATTATTATTTGGAAACTGGGAATATGACGCAAGTAAAGATAATTTAATTGAATATGATGCTATTATTAATATGTTCTCACAAAAAGGAATAGAAGGTCAAAAATTTATAAGTTGTGATGTAGCACGTTTTGGAGCTGATAAGACAGTAATTATGTATTGGGAAGGGCTACACCTTAAAAAGATAAGAACTTTGCTTAAATCGGCTGTAAATGACGTTGTAGACGAAGTAAGACAATTACAACAGGCTAATGCAGTACCATTAAGAAATATAATAATAGATGAAGATGGGGTTGGGGGTGGAGCTAAAGACTTTCTAAGGTGTCAAGGATTTACTAATAATGCAAGACCATTAAAAAAAGAAAATTATCAGAATTTAAAAACGCAGTGCTATTATAAACTAGCTGAATTAATTAATAAGGCTCAAATAGGAATTACGTGTCCAGATATTAATGTAAAAAATGATATAATAGAAGAGTGCGAACAAGTAAGAATGAAGGATGCTGATAAGGACACTAAACTTCAGATGGTCCCAAAAGATACTGTAAAGGATATTATTGGAAGATCACCAGACTACTCAGATGCTTTAGCTATGAGAATGTTTTATGAAATAGATGGGAATTTTGGAAAGTATTTTGTGCAATAAAAAAGGGGGTGCCTAGCGACAACCCCCTAATCAACACAATATGAAAGAAAGAAAAGTGAGCAAATATACAAACTTTAAACTAAAAACAAACTTTTTCTATTATATAATATGAAGGTAAAAATTCAGAAGGACAATAAGATTAAAAATTTTAAGCTAATAAGCAAATGGACAGATGTAACTTTAGAAAAGTGGCTAAAACTTATAGGACTTAAAACAGAAAGCAAGACAAAAGAAGCTCAAGAAACAATAGCAGCTCTTTCAAATATACCTAAGCAATTAATAAATGAGCTAAGTATAAAAGATGTAGGCGTTATAATGAGTAAAATAGCAGAGCTACAACAGGGACAAGATAGCTCTTTAAGAAGATTTATAAAAATAAATGAAGTTGAATATGGTTTCCATCCAAACCTAGATGATATTACACTTGGAGAGTATGCAGATATTGAAACTTTTATAAAGAATGGAGTTGATAATTATCTACCAGAATTAATGGCTGTTTTATATAGGCCAATAACAGAAAGAAAAAATAATGTTTATACTATAAAAGCTTATGATGGTGATATAAGAATAAGAGCAGAAGAAATGAAAAAGATGTCTGCAGAACAAGTGCAAAGTGCGCTGGTTTTTTTTTGGCATTTCGTAACAGAATTATCGGAGATTTTGCCATCATATTTGACTCAGAAGCTGAAGGAAACGAAAGTGCAATAGCTACAGAATCTTTTGCAGATAAATGGGGGTGGTTTGGTGTAATGTATAGATTAACAAATGGTGAAATAATAAACTTAGAAAGAATAACAAATCTTAGCCTTTTAGAATGTTTAACTTGGCTAAGTTACGAGACAGATTTAAACGCACAAAATAAAGTAAAAAATGGTAAGTAATAAAACATATAATAACGTACTAAATACCCTGTTAAGACTTGGTGAGTATCACGATCAGATAAGTACAACATCAGTAGGTGATATTTGGGAAATTAATTTGGAAAAGATGCAAAAGATGCCTTTGCTACATATTAATCCTACTTCAGTAGAAACTGGAGACAGTCAGCTTACATATAACTTTCAAATATTTATAGCCGACTTAGTATCTGAAAAAGAAGATTGGACTATGAATAATGCAGATGCTAATTTTACAAAGTTAATTAAGACTTTAAATAATGAGCAAGATGTATTTAATCAAACTTTACAAATAGCTACAGACTTTATTGGAATGTTAAGGCATTCAGAAAGACAATCTATAGAAGGTGTAGATGATATTAATGAGCCTATTTATTTTACACAAGACCAATTTACTTTAGAGCCTTTTCAAGAAAGATTTGATAATTTACTTTGCGGCTATGTATTCCAAATTGGAATCTTAGTAAAAAATGATTTTCAGACTTGTAAATTACCTGTAACACAAAAAGGTGCAGGATATTAATGTTTAAATTTAAAATATGGAAGATAGAGATACAGCTTATACCACCAAAATTAACAATAAGATTATGAAATATGACGAAATATTAGAAAAGCTAGAAGAAATAAGCATTAAGCTAGAAACTTATAATGACTATCCAAAGTCAGCTACTAATAATGCTAAGAAAGCTATTAAGTGGAAAAAAGAAAATGGAAGTGATTGTGGCACTAAAGTAGGCTGGACAAGGGCAAATCAATTAGCTAATAGAAAGAATATAAGCAGAGATACCATAGCAAGAATGGCATCTTTTAAAAGACATCAGCAGCATAAAGACGTACCATATTCAGAAGGTTGTGGTGGAATTATGTGGGATGCTTGGGGGGGCACTTCAGGTGTAGAATGGGCAATTAATAAATTAAAACAAATAGATAAAAAATAATTATGGCAGACTTAACAACAACAATAACCGAAGCAGTAGTCTTAAATGGTGCACTTAGAGGATCTAGTAATACACTAACAACAGAAAATATTGTAGATGTATATGAGAGAATAGTGACCTGTACACAAGCTCAAGATACAATAATAGCAGTATTTGACACAGCTCCGTATAGCAGTCCTGGAGCTATTGACAGAGATAACGCTAAATATATCAGAGTTACTAACTTAGATACTGAAAATGAAATTGAATTAGCAGTGGTAGGTGTAGCAACTTCTTACATAGTAAGGCTAAGAGCTGGAGCTTCACATATTCTTTTTAATGGTGATGATATTATAAAAGGTGCAGGAAGTACAACTATTGTATTCGGAGTTACTGACGAACTAGCAAATCTAGAAGCAAGACCAATAGGAGCAAATGATATTCAACTTGAATTATTTGTAGGGCTTGTATAATGGATACAATTAAAGTAAAAAGATACTTAGAAAGCTTTGGAAAACAAGTTGTAAGAGATTCAAAAAAATTTCTGAAGTCAGCTAAAGGAAGCACAGCACTAGGCAACTCAATTAGATTTACAGTTGAACGTACAGCTACAGGATTTGATACTAAGTTTTATATGGATGATTATGGAACTTATTTAGATCAAGGTGTTTCTGGGAATAAAAAACAAGTATCTTATACAGACTACAAAGGAAAAAATAGAATAAGCTCTTTTAAATACACTACTAAAGGACCACCTATTGATATACTATCTAAGTGGATTAAAAAGAAAGGCATTCAACCTAAAGGACTTGGGCGTGGAAGATCTAAAACTACAGGGCAATATATTTCAGGATTTGCTTATTTGATAAGTAGAAAGATAAAAAGAGATGGAATAAAAAGCCTGAGTTTTTTCCAAAGACCTTTAGGCGCAGGACTTAAAGATCTTGATAAAAATTTATTAAATATACTTGCTTTAGATATTAAAACTTATTTAACTACATATACAAAATAAAAAAGAATGGCAAACTCAATAATAGAACAACATCCAAAAGTATCTAGCGACAGATTTATGCCTGTTGGGCAACCTGTAATATTTGTAGTTTCTAATAATGACATTGTAGCAAATCAAACAAAAGTAAAGTTTGTAGATCGAGTACATATAAGCGACACTAATACAGTTAACTTATCTAATTCAGCAACTCTAATTGGAACATTTAAAACTACACCAAATAATGCTGGAGTAGGCATATTTGATTTTAGATCTGTTATTGAAAATTTTGTAAAAGCTGATAACTTAGCAAAAGAAGGAAGTCAATATAAAACAACTACAACTGTAGATCCTACAAACCATCCTATGCACTTAATTGATAAATTTTCTGGCAACAATAATTCAGCTAGATATTTTGCAGTAAAATTTGAGGTTGAATTTTTAGGTGCAGACATAACACAACCAACTCAAGTTAATATACCTTCAGGAACAACAGCTAATTCAGACTCATATAAAATATTTAATGGTTATTTAAAATACACTGACAAATTAGATTTATTAAATAATAACTTTGGTTATAATATGAACTTTTTTGTTTTAAGTGGTTTTGCAGATAAGTTTCTAACTAATGCACCTGTTGTACAATATGCTAATATAAACGACTACGGAACTTTTCCTATGTTAAACAGAAATGGAACTTGGAGGATTGAATTTAAGTTTTATGAAACAGATGGTTCTTTTATATCTTCTTTTAATATACCAAGAAATACTGGCAATGGTGCTACAGGATACGATTCTACAATAGGATATGAGTTGTTATACTTTGGGTGTTTTCCTGGAAACTTACAAAATTACAGTAGTACATTTAGAGCTTTAGTGTCTTCAGGACAAATAGATGGTGGATATTATACCGTAGAAGCACAAGCAATTAATATTTCAGGTAAAAGTCTTGGTGATCCTATTAGTAAACTATATACTATAAATTTAAATTGCCCTAATCTAAAAGGCTACAAACCTATTAGACTAGCTTGGATGAATCAATGGGGTGGATGGGATTACTACACTTTTACACAGAAGTCGATTAATACAATATCTACTAAAGGGAGTACATATAATCAAATAGAAGGAACTTGGAATCAATCTTCATATAGAATAAATGGTTTCAAAGGTGGTAAAAAGTCTTTTAGAATAAATGCTACAGAAAAAATTACAATGAATACAGACTTTGTAAATGAATCAGAATCAGAATGGTTTGAAGAGCTTATAAACAGTCCTGAAGTTTATATACTAGCAGAATATTTTGATAGAATAGAAACACAAGCAGCATTAACAGAATACGTTACACCTGTAAGATTAACAACTTCTAGTTATACTCGTAAGACAGTAGCTAATGATAGGCTAATGCAATATACATTTGAAGTAGAAAAGAGTAAAACACTAAGAACACAATCTATATAATGTCAGTACAATTAATAGTATATCCTCAGAATCATAATGGGCAATTTAATGTTTATTCAAACTCACCAGTAGAATATTTAGTTAATGGCATATCTTTTACAGGATTAAATTCTACACCTATTTTTAGTAGTGCATCTAATAATTTGCCTCTAGCTCTTATGACTTCTGCACCACCTACAATACCAAATACTTGGTTTAGATTTATAAGTACTGGCTTTGGAACAGCACCTACACCAGTTGTAACTTCTAATAATTTAGTCTTAGCGTCTGCTGCAGCTGCATCAGTATCTTTTGCAGGAGTTTACCAAAGAGTAACAAATACTAATATTGGACAAACTTACACTATAACAATAAATTTAGCATCAATACCTTCAAATGGTTTTTTAAGTTTTCAGGTTTATGATGGTACTACTCAATCAGTTAATGGAACTATTATACCAAATGCCTTACAGCTCACTTATGATTTTCAAGCTCCAAATACTAACTTTGTTATTATTTTAGGTTATTTTAATTTTGGGATTACGAATACAGTTACAATAAGTAATTTATCAGTAATGCCAATGGGAATGTCTCCAAGCCTATCAGACTTTGAGCTTGAAGATGGTCAAGTAATAGTAGACTTATATGAGGATGAAGATATACCACTTAGCCTTAGTGTAGATAACTTTAAGAATGTAGCAGAGAAAGTACAATCATATTCTAAGGCTTTTAAGTTACCAGCTACTAAAAGAAATAACAGGATCTTTGATAATATGTTTGAGCTTACAAGAGCTGATGATGGCATAATATTTAATCCTTATAATAAAACTCAATGTATTTTAAAACAAGATGGATTTATTTTATTTGAGGGCTATCTAAAAATGATTGATATTACTGACAAAGATGGTGAGATAAGTTATAATGTTAATCTTTATTCTGAAGTAGTAGCCTTAGCGGATGTTTTAAAAGACAGAACATTTAGTGAACTAGACTTTTCAGAGCTTGAGCACTTATATAATTATACAGTAATTCAAAGCAGTTGGGATGGAAATTTAACACTATTAAATACTTTACCAGCTGGAAGCTATGCAGGAACAGGAACTACAACAGACGTATTAAAATACCCTTTTGTAGATTGGAACCATCAATATACACAAGATGCTAATGGTCCTGTTTTAGCTAACTTAGAAACTTCTTTTAGACCTTTTATAAAATTAAAGTATTTAATAAATAGAATATTTGAAAATACACCTTTTACTTGGGAATCAAACTTTTTTAATTCAGCTGAATTTGAAGGTTTATTTATGGACTTTAACTGGGGTTCTGATGATACCCCAAATGACTTTTCAGCTACTGGAAATGCTCAATATAAAACAGGTTCAGCTGATAAGTTTGCTACTACTGCTTGGACAGATGTAGAATTTACAGACCTTAATAATATGCCAGATGAGTTTGGATTTGATGGTACAAGTTTATTTACTTGTCCAGCTGGTCAGCAAAACTCTACTTTTAATATTAATGCTAATGTAAGAGTAAGAAACATTCTTAACAATGCCAATATACAATTTAGGTGGCTAAAAAATACATCAACTGTTCTAAACTTAAGTACTGTTATGCCAACTGTTGGTATGGCTTCTATATGGTTTGACGGAAATGCACAAACTGTTACTGTAGATGATGGAGGGTTTTATACTTCACAACCTACACTAACATTAAATGGTGCTAATTTAACAGCAAACGGGACTTTTCCAGGGGCTATAACATCTGTAACGGTAAATAGTTGGAACCCCTTTTCTGTATTATTTTGGAATGAGATTCTTATAAATGGTCAATCTCAAAGCAATTCACAAGCTTTGTATAATGGTAACGTAAATACAACTTTAAATCCTGGAGAAACATTAAGACTACAATTTCAGGCTTCAGCTAATAACTGTATTAAACAAGATAATTCTTTAGGTGGTATGGGTAGTTTGCTTAATAATCCTGAGCCTTCTTGCGTTTTATATGGAACTGTATCTATTCTAGGTGTTACATCTAATACAATACTACAGGCTTTAAGAGGTGAAATTGGACAGTGGGATTTTTTAAAAGGTATAATGACTATGTTTAACTTAGTTAGTTTACCAGATGAAAACAATCCAAATAATATTACTTTTGAGCCTTATGCTAATATATTTCATACTGATACAAGTAGTGGCAGTACTTCAGACTTGACATTAGTTTCTAGAAGTATTCAGCACGATTGGACAGACAAAATAGATGTAGCAGAAATGAAGCTTACACCTTTGACAGATTTAAACAGAAATACAATTTTTAAATTTGTAGAAGATGATGATGACTACTCATTTAATGTATACAAATACTCAGTAGGCGGACATTTATACGGTAGTAAAGTATTTGATGCATCTATAGGATCTAATGGATTAGCTACAGTATTACAAGGAACAGATGAAATAATAGCAGAACCTTTTGGAGCTACAATAATCAAGCCTTTAGAATTTGAATTTTCAGACTTTATTACTCCAGCTATATACTCATACAGCCCAAATGATGGAACCTCTGAAGGGTTTGATAACAGCCCTAGAATTATGTTTGATAATGGTGTAAAAGGATTAACAAGTTGTACTTTTAATGTACCAGGTCAAAATAATGTAGCAGCTAGTACAACAGAAAGTGAGTTTTTACAATTTAGTCACTTAACAAGTGTACCAACAAATTCAGGAGCTTATGATTTTAATTTTGGAGAGTGTCAGTTAATACAGCCAGTTGGTTTTCCTGTAGCTAATAACCTTTACAATCTTTACTGGTCACCTTATTATAATGAGCTTTACAATGCAGATACTAGAATTATGAGTATTAAAGTAAATCTCAATGCAGCTGATATTAATACATTTAAATTTAATGATACGGTAATGCTACGTAATAGAGTTTTTAGAGTTAATAAAATAGACTACAAACCAAACGACTTAGCAACTGTTGAATTTATACTCATACCATAATGCCTACAATACCATACATAAAAGGATTAGAAGTTAAACCATTTGCAATATCAGAAATTGGAGTTGTTAGTTTTACTGATGGAACAAATAATGATATACAACCAAATGAAATACAATGTCAAGCCTATGGATATACTTATGATAAACAAACTGGCACTTGTTTTGCTTTTAAAACAGCAAACCATTTAAATAGAAATATTCAGAATATAAATAATAATACTCAGGGAGCTAATAACAGCATAGAACTAGGAACAAATAACACCTATATAATGGGTGAAAGTAATACAGTAAAAGGACTGTCAAGAAATAACATTATAATAGGTAGTAATAATGAGATAAAAAATGGAGTTAATAATGCTTCAATATTTGGCAACTATGGAATAGCACAAAGAGATGGTGAAGTAGTTATTGGTGGGGGTGGTTTTAGTGGTACTGGAAAAGGTTATGCGCAAAGCTCTACAATAACCTTAACAGGAACTACAACAGATGGCACAGCTACTAGCCTTTTTGTTAATGGTGATAGCTCAACTACAATTATAGCTAGAGAGTCTGGAGTCTCTGCACAAGGCTTTGAAGCTAATGTAATAGGTATAAGAACAGGAGGCACAGCTGCAGGAAATACTTATGATAGAATATTTTTAAGAGCAACAGGATTAGTTTTTTTAAAGAATGTAAGTGAAACAGTAGCAACCTTAGGAAGTTTTGGCACAGTAACTGGCTGGACTTCAGAAGTTGATTTTGCTGGCACTAATGATATGTTTTTTAAAGTAAAGGGTGCTAGTAATATGGATATTAGTTGGAGTTGTACGTTAAATATTTACGAAATAAAATTATAAAGATATGGCAGAAGAACTTGTAATGAATGTAAAGAGTAACCTAAAAAGTGTTACTCAAGAGACACAGCAATTAAATAACACTTTAGATGAACAAAAGAGATTTTTAATAGAGCTTCAAAAAGAAGAATTAAAACTACAACGTGAAAGATCTAAGCAGTCAGCTTATGAGCAAGGCTTGTCTGGAATAAATGATAAAATTAAGAGGATTAACAACTCTATAAAAGACCAAAAACTTGATTTAAAAGGATTAACACAAGAACAGAGTGTTGCTAATAAAAAACTAAAAGAATTTAATAAGACTCAGAAAGAACAAGAGAAAGCAGTAAAAGGAACTATCGGAAACTTTCAAGTTATGGGGGTGTCTTTAAATGGACTTAAAAGGACAGTAAGTGGCATTATTCCATTAATTAAAATGATGTTTAAATCTATTACAGCTGGTATAATGTCTACTGGCTTAGGTGTATTTGTAATTGCTTTTGGTTCTTTAGTTACTTATGTAACTTCTACAAAAGAAGGTATGGACAAGCTAAGCGTTACTATGGCTAAAATAGGTGCAGGATTTAATGTAGTAAAAGATAGAATTTCAGGTTTTGGTAAAATAGTTAAAAATATATTTAATAAAAAAATATCAGAAACTATTAATGATGTAAAAGACAACTTTGCTGGTATGGGCAAAGAAATAAAAGAAGAAACAAAACAGGCTGGTGAACTAGAAAAAGCAACACAAAAATTAAGAGATACAGAAACTAAATTTCTTGTTACAAGAGCTAAGAAAAACAAACAATTAGCTGAAGCTAGATTATTAAGTGAAGATGAAAATACTTCCTTAGAAGACAGGAGGGTTGCTTTAGCAAACGCAATAAAACTTGAAAAAGAGCTTTTACAATTTGAATTAAATAATCAAGCTGAAAAAGTAAGAATATTAAAAGAGCAAACAGAGATGGCAAACTCTACAGCTGCAGATGAGAAAGCCCTAGCTGATGCAAGAGTTGTATTAATAGATATGGAGACAAAGTCTTTAAAAACTCAGAAAAGACTAAAAAGAGAAATGAACTCTTTAGATAATGAAATTGCACAAGAGAAAAAAGACAGAGATGCACAAGCGCAAAAAGATATTGATGATGCATTTGACCAAATGATTATAGATAATGATGCTTGGAATGAAGAGCAGCAAAGAATAAGATTAGAAGGTTTGGCCGCTGAAGAAGCAGTTGAAGAAGCCAAGAAAAAAATAAGACAATCAAATATAGATAATATTGCTTCTGGTATTGGATTGCTAAAAGGACTAGCAGGTGAAAACAAAGCACTACAGGCTGGAGCAATAGTTGCAGAAAATGCTCTAGGAATAGCAAGAACAATTATATCTACACAAGCAAGTAATGCTACCACTATTGCTGAAGGAGCTGCACTAGCAATACCAACAGGTGGTGCTTCGGTAGCTGCAGCTTCTGCATTAGTAGCAAGTAATAATGTAGCTGCAGGAATATCTATTGCAGCATCAGCAGCGGCTACAGCACAAGGACTTTCTAAACTAGGAAAAGGAGGAGGTGGAGGTGGAGGTGGACAGGCACCTACTACAAGTGGAGGAGGTGGAGCACCATCACCACAAATGATGTCAGGATCTTTTGAATTAGGTGCAGGTGTAGAACCAGAACCAGTACAAGCCTTTGTTCTTACAGATGAAATGACTAACAGTCAAAATCAATTAGCTAATATAAGACGAAGAGCTACAATATAACAAATCAAATAAATACTAACTTAATCTATTTAATAATATGCCTTGCAAAGAATGTGAAAACGGAAATGTAAAATGGGGTGAATCTGGCGAATGTCAGTATGACTCAATAGCTGAATGTGAAGCAGCTAACAAAGACTATTACGAAAAAACTACATCTATAGTAGAACTGGTTATTGATGATGACTCACAAGAACTAGCTATTGATGCAATTAGCCTTGTATCAGCACCAGCTATAGAACAAGATTTTGTTTACTTTGGAAAAGAAAAAAACAACTTAACTTTTGCTAAAGTAGATGAAGAAAAGAGAATGTTGGTAAGTCCAGCACTTATTCCTAATAAGCAGATATTTAGATATGACCCAAACACTGATTCTGAGTACTATGTGTACTTCAGTCCTGAAACTGTAAGAAAAGCATCTGAATTATACTTGAAACATAATAATCATCACAAAGCTACATACGAGCATAAAGATAGAATTTCTGGAGTCTTAACTGTTGAGTCTTGGATAAAAGAAGGCGATATGGATAAGTCAAAACTTTACGGATTTGATTTACCAAATGGAACTTGGTTTGTGAAAATGAAAATACAAAATGAAGATCTATGGAATAAAATTAAATCTGGCGAATTAAAAGGATTGTCAATTGAAGGCTACTTTACAGACAAGATGGAAAAGATGTCAGAAAAACAACCTTCAGATGAAGAGATTTTAAAAGCTCTTAATGAAATAATTAACAAATCAAATGAATAAGAGTTTATTCTCTTATATTATAAACCTATTAAACAAAAATTACTATGGACATTAAAGAACAAATTTTAGTAGCACTTGGCTTAAACAAAGCTGAAGATGAAGTAAAATTGGCTTGGCAGTCTAAAAGCGAAGATGGTACAATCTTTGTTTCTACTGCAGAAGAACTTGAGGCTGGAGTTGATATATCAGTTTTAACGGAAGATGGAACTACAATACTTTTACCAACAGGAACTTACAAAACAGATACAGGTGTATCTTTTCGTGTAGAAACTGAAGGTGTAGTATCGGAAGTTATGGAAAGTGAAACAGAAGAGGAGGTGGAAGCTTCTGAAGAGTCTGTTGAATTAGCTCCAGAAGATAAAGAAGACTATGACGAGGAAGCTGATGTTCAAGACTGGGCTGGTATGGAAAAGCGTATTAAAAACTTAGAAGATGCAGTATCTGATCTTAAAAAAGAGATTGGAGAAAAGGGTGATGTTGAAGAAATGACAGAAGAAACTGTTGAGCCTTCTGTAAATCCTAAAAGCATAAAAACAACTGAAGTAAAAGAATTTTCTACAGAAGAGCAATTAGAAAATTTAAAAGCTGAAAACGAAAAACTTAAAACGGAACTAGCAGAATCACCTGCGGATGCTCCAATAAATACAAATAAATTTAGCTCTGATAGAGTAGTATTGTCAAGAAAAGATTACAGCAAACTATCTAAAAGAGAGAGATTCATTTATAACTTAAATAAATAATATTAATCAATAAAAATAAATAAATTATGGCGTTTACTACAACGAGCAACTTTGCAGGAAAAGCAGCTGGATTTTACATCTCAGCGGCACTGAAAGAAGCAACATCATTAGACTACTTAACTATGATAGAAAATATCAAATTTAAGTCTAATATACAAAGAATGGCAGGATCTGGAGTAGTTGCAGATGCTACTTGCGACTTTACTGGAGCAGGAACATTAGCACTTACTGAAAAGGTTTTAGAGCCTAAAAACTTACAAATCAATTTAGATCTTTGCAAGAAAACTTTACTAGACTCTTGGGAAGCATTACAAATGAGAGCAGGGGCAGGAGCACCACCTCCAGCTTCTTTTGATGACTATGTTATCTCTTATATGGGTGAGATCATAGCGCAAGCAACAGAAGAAAGCATATGGGAAGGTACAGCTGTAGCTGGTAAATTCAACGGATTCTTAGGAGCTGTAACTGGTTACTTATTAAATGGTGTTGATGGAACAGTTGTTCAATCTTCAGCTTCAGCTGCATATACTGCAGTTAATATTATTGCTAACTTACAGACGTTAACAACTGATATGGCAGCTAACATATCTCCAGTATTAAGAAAAGAAGATCTTCATATTTATATGAATCCAAAAACTTATGCAATGTATGTGTCAGCAATATCTACTTTAGGATATGTTAATGCTTACAATATGAACGGAGACTATGAGCCTGTATTCGAAGGATACAAAATTGCTGTTTGTCCAGGAATGGCAGACAATCAATTAGTTGCAGCTGAGAAGTCTAACTTGTACTTTGGAACTGATCTATTGTCAGATGCTACAAGAATTACTTTAATGGATATGTCTGCTCTTGACGGGTCAGACAATATGCGTTTAGTAGCAAGATACTCTGCAGGTGTTCAAACAGGAGTTGGAGCTGATATCGTAAGACAATCATAATAATATAAAGAAGGGGGTGTAAAAACCCCCAACTTTTAACCCTTAAAAATAAAACAAATGGCGTGTACAGCATTAACAGTAGGTAGGGGACTTGATTGTAACAGAATTTCAGGTGGTGTAAAATTTATATACTTCGGAGTTTTTGACCAATTTACAGCCCCAATAGATGGAACAGGAATAGCAGTAACAAATGCAGAAGTTACTGATATAGAAATGGGAGCAAATAAACTTTATAGATATTCTATGCCTTTGGGTGTAGCTTCAGTTACTGATACAATAGTTGGTAGTCGTGAAAATGGTACGATTTATTATACACCAACTGCTCAAGTATTATTTAACAGATTAACAAAAGAAGATCAGAATCAAATTAAATTGCTAGGTGCTACAAAGGTAGTTATCTTTGCTCAATTAAATCAACAACTTTTATCTAACGGACACGATGTAATAATCTGTTTAGGAAGAGTTAATGGTATGGAATTAAATGCAGGAACTATGGACACTGGTGCAGCTTGGGGTGATAAAAATGGTTACACTCTTACATTTGACGGAATGGAGACAGATCCATTTGCAATGGTTGCAGACTACACAACTGAGCCATTTGATAATGCAGCATTTACAATGGGAACAATTTGCAAGAGCAATCCTTGTTAATTTAATTAGTAGTTTTTATATATTCTTGATTAGAGGGCTTTTTGCCCTCTTTTCTTTTACAAGCCAAATAAAAAGACAACTTTTCTATTATATAGTAGAATGATACAAGCAACTACATTAACTAACTTAACT